GGCTAGGGTTGTGGTCTATTTGACAAGCCGGGCTGTACAGGAAAGGCTTGACGAGGTTTGTGGTCCTGAGCGGTGGCAGAATGTTTTTGAAAAAGGACCAGACAAAGGTGTTCTTTGTGGTATATCTATCCGGGTCGGCAATGAGTGGGTCACAAAGTGGGATGGCGCAGAAAATACAAACATACACGCCGTTAAAGGCGGCCTTTCTGACTCCATGAAGAGAGCCGCTATTCAATGGGGAATAGGCAGGTATTTATATAATATTCATGAAGGATTTGCTGAATTTACTGAAACGAAGCATTCTGCCAGATATAGCACAACAATAGCCAAAGGCAATAAAACATATTTCCACTGGAATCCTCCACCTTTGCCAGCTTGGGCTAAGCCGTCATCAGAAACAATTACCATTTTTCAGCGCACCAATATTGAAGAGTTAATGTCTGGATTTGGACTGACGGAAGACAGCGTTATAAAAATGCTGACGATGGAAAAGCTGATAGGTATAGAAAAAATAAAAGACATCCTTGCAGATGATTACAATTGGACGGTTTCAGTAATCCAAAGCATGGGCCGAGTTTTAGAGCAGAGGCAGTCAATTGAAAGCAATCGACAGAGCATCAAGGAAGCAACTGACATCAAGCAGGAAGCTTTTTCAAAGTGGGCAGAAGCTCAAAAAGAAGGGTATAAAAACCGGAAATCAAAAGCATCCTTAGATCTTCACCATAAAGCGGTCGGTCAAGGGTTGAAGCAATTTAAAGGGCTTGACACGTCTGAGATATTACAAGAGATAGATGATGTATACGCCAATCGACTAACACAACTTGGAGAGCAAGAAAATGGAGAGTAAAATCGTAGGCCCATTTGATGTAATATCGGCAGGACTGGAAAAACTAAAAGGTGAGGTTGCCATAATTCCAGACGCAAAAACGCCAGCAGGATACAAAGAGCTTTCTGTCAATTTGCGCCGGGTGGTTAAAATCCGCACTGGGCTGGATAAAGAGAGACTGAAACTCACCAAAGGCTTGCGTGATGAGCAGGCTAAAATCAACGCCGAAGCCAAGAGAATTACGGCAATACTGGTTGAGATCGAGTCTCCAATGGCAGCAGTTAAAAAGGATATTGACGAAGCGGCAGCCAAAATTAAAGCCGCCCGGATCGCTGAGACTCAAGAGAAGATCGGCGAAATCCGGTCTGCTGTTGAGGCGGGGAAGGGTAAAACATCGTCTTTCATAGAAAATCTCATCGTAACAATTGATGCGGTCGATACTGAGACAGGGTTTTACGAACTGACCGGGGAAGCTGTCCAAGCCAGAACAGATACATTAATTGAGCTTAACCGTATGCTTTCCGAGCGTTTGAGCTTTGAGAGCGCAGAGATTGAGCGCAAAAAAGCAGATGAGGCCAGACATAAAATAGAAGAACTGGCCCGGATTGATCGTGAAGATGCAGCACAAAAAGAGGCATCAGCGGCGCAAGAAATAAAGGACTTGAAAGCACAACTTGCGGAGCAGGTTAAAAAAATTCAGGCCAATCAAAAAAAAGAGGAAGAAAGAAGGCTGGCAGTGCTGGCAGATCGGGAGGGCAAAGGAAAAGCGAAAGAAGGCGAAGCGGAAAACAAAACCGCCACGGAAATATTAGAAAGGAAATTAAAAGAAGCCTTCAAGGAACATGTCGCAAAAGACTTTCTGAAAGAACATGATGACCGGGTTATTGAAGGGCTAGCAGGCGTTGACCCCAACAAATGGGAGCAAGACCTAAAACAGATCAGCAGAGAGGTGGAGGGGTCACAAGTTATTGTTCCAGACTACGGACATCACGGCTTTACTGAGCCTTCAGACGAAACCTTTGCCGGTCAGCACTGCCCTGAATCATCAATCTCAACAATGGTTGATACAGATCAAAAATTCAACTTCTTGAATATGTATTTTGATGGGGCTGATATTGCTGCTGTTGCTGATGGATCGAATTTAAAATTGACATTATCCAGGGAATAGCCAGTTATTTCCAAAACGGAAACAACTCGTAGCTGGCCCGTTAAATAAAACCACAAAGGAGAATCGTCATGACCAGAACATTATCCATACCATCAGGCGAATGGGGTTGTGGTGATAGCATTCAAGAGGGGTGCGGGTGGGTCGGAGACAAAACAAAAGATTGCTGCATTCATTGTGATTTTATCGGTTATTTTAATGATGATTTTTGCCCTGAATGTGCAGAAAACTATGATGGCGACCAGCAAGCTTGCCCGGAATGCGAGAAAGAAGCAGGTCTACGACCATCAGTCGAATACGAAGGTGTAGAGGCTTGGATTGCTGGCGAATATTTAATCCAAAACCCATACGATGCTGAAGGCAACAGAGACTACGAAATATGGGAAGCGGCATGGGAATGGGCAGATAATCATTATCAGGCAAAGGCGGCTTAGTCGCCGCAAAGGAGGGTCACAGTATGAATATAGATTTTGGAGTGATGGCCCCACCACTGCATGTACAACTTAACTGCCGCCCTAAAAAAGTGGAGAAGCAGCACAACGACAATACAGCTATCAACCGGCTGTGCGTCCGAGGACTGCTGACAGAGGCGGAAACAAGGAACGCCAGAAAGCGGTTGGTGAAAAATTTAGAGACGATTTTAAACGCCAAGTAGGAGCGAAAGTTGAACGTAATAGAGATGGTCCAGACTCAACTAAAAGCCAACAACATGGACGGGCTTTATAGCTCAGACCAGGAATGTGGCTGCTTGTTGGGTGATGATTTTGCGCCGTGCGGCGGGGTTCTTGATTACTCAGGGCCGTATCACGATTGTGTGGCTGGGGTAAATATACCTTCACCGGATTCAGAAAGCGACTTCTGGGTGAGCAGCCCAGACAAGGCGTTAGAAAATTGGCCTAAGTGTAATGGGTGTGATGGGGTAGGAGCTATTGAAGATGCAAATCTAACCATAAAAAACTGCACCCCGTGTCTTGGTACCGGTCATTTTGTGCGGAACGATAAAGATTATTTGTTGATCCAGAAACTATTAAGAGATTCAGCTAAACAACGCTCCAAATAGGAGCGGAAAAGAACACTTTGACCTAAGCTAAAAAGAGTGTTATTTTTGGCATGCCAAATTAAGAGGAGAATTGCTATGGGGATCAATCCGAAAGACTTGCTAGAACACGTTATCCGTCCAGCATGCAATATTTTAGACATGCAGAGCGACGCGGCTGATATGCTGCTTCTCGGAACGTGCGCCGCAGAAAGTGCTTGCGGTCGATATTTAAAGCAGATCGGAGGCGGCCCGGCCCTTGGCATCTTCCAGATGGAGCCAGACACATACAAGGACATCTGGCGCAACTACATCTCTTTCAGGCCAGAGATAAAGCAAAAACTCTCCCTTTATTGGCCTGTAGAGCCTGCCCCAGAGAAAATGAAAACCGAGTTAATATTTGCGGCTGTAATGTGCAGAATACACTATCGGCGCGTGCCCCACCCTCTGCCAGACTCCCTTGATTTAAGGGGTCTGGCTCGATATTGGAAAAAACACTATAATAGTGACCTTGGCGCGGGCGAGATTGAGCATTTTGAGGGCGCACTATTCAAGACAGGGGAGATGTAATGTGCTGTTTTCCAGAAAATCAAAATAAACCAAAATTTGCATGGTGGTTGCTGGTTCCCGGTATCGTAGCCGTCTTTTGTCTGGCAGTAATTTTTATAGGGGTGTGAAATGGGGTTTCTCGGTAGACTGTTTGGCACTGATGCAGCGATAAAAGAAGGCATGGGCATGATCCGGGATGTGGGAGATTCTTTATTCTACACTGACGAAGAGCGGGCAGAAGATGGTAAGGCTGACCGGTCAGAAGGTCGTAAGATGCTTATCGAATGGGTCAAGGCAAGCCAGGGACAGAATCTGTCTAGGCGGATCATAGCGTTATCGGTTACTGGTACATGGCTCAGTCAGATAGTTATTGCTCAAATCCTATCCGTGGCATCAATATGGTCTGATAATCCAGAGTCGTTAATCAAAGCTGTTGACATCCTCAATAATGGTGCCGACAAGATGGATGGCCCTGTAATGCTTGTCATGGGCTTTTATTACGCCGCGCCCCATATGGCCAAATTTGTCAATGCTTGGGCGGAAGGAAGAAAAGGCAGAGGCAATGGATGATTATGGCGATGAATGCAAGCCTTCGTCTGGAGGTCATGAGCAGGCTATGCTCCTTGGAAGCTTAAAGCAGTCGAGGGCATCCCATGAGCGAGATATTGACGCTTTATTTAAAGTCAGAGACGACAATCAGGTCGTATTAAAGGCCATCCAGCAGGACGTGTCAGATTACAGGGTCAACCTAGAAAAAGACCTTGGGGAAATTAGGAAGAACGTTGCGGAAATGGCCACAGCAATGAAAGTATGTGCAGTAGAACAGAAAAAAAGACAGTCAAATCCAGACCAGAGGCAGGATGATATTGAGCGAGGCCGCAACCGTGAGAGATGGAAAATAGTTGCTTGGGGTGTGGGTTTTGCAACAGTCCTTGCAGGATATGTTTTTAAAAAAATCATAGAGTGACGGCATTAAAAATTCAGAAAAGCACGGCGGGGCTTGTTAGTCGGTGAGTGAAGCCCTAGATAACAAATGGCGGTGCATTCACGTCAACCCCTTGGCAGTTGAGGCCGGGCCAGCTCTCCATAGCTACTCCTGTCCGGTGACTCAACACTTTAAAAGGCGATTATGAGAAGTAATTTACAAGAAGCTTTAGCAGATGTTAAGGTTGACAAGTCAGGAAAAATCAGCGACAATCAAAGAGTTGCGTTTGATACTGTAGATAAATACTGCTGCGGTCGCTGCGGTGAATGCGAGCCGCCCAAATACCTTGACCATGAGAGTGATTTAGATGTTTGATTAATAATTTTTAACAAAGGAGGAAGTTCCAAAGATGAAGTATCGATTTAGTTTCATGTTCATGATTGTTGCGTTGGCATCGGCAATGAGTTTAGCAGCCCCAAGTGGTGCAGTTGCAAGCCAAGCCCCGTCAATTTCGGGGGATTGGGATTATGCTACCGCCTTGGTTGGTGTAGCCACACCTCTTGCCGGTGATTCTGGTTTGGATGGCGGATCAGTAGCTGCCACCATTGATCTTACAGATAGTATGGCAGGACCCTATAGCTATCCTGAATGCATGGCATGCAATGTTCCTACTGATGGTAATACACTTACCGCTAGCGGGGTGGCCTCTGTGGTGCCAGGCGGTAGGGCAGCAGACAAAATAGCTAGCTAATATACTACCCTGGATGGGGCAGAAAAAAAGGCCACATATTTATTGTATGCGGCCTTTTTGTTTGTTATAATACAAGAATCAACAATAAACTAAAAATTCTAATCAGACAGGCAAGACCATGGCATTTAAAATCACAGCTACAGCATTATCAGTTACCGTTTGGACATTCATGGTTGTTGGCGGATTGGGCACTTTTAGTTTAGCGGTGCTTGCCCAGGCATCATGAGCGATATAAGCCGGGATTCACTCTTTTAATTGAAGCAGTTAAGCGAGATGTTTTAAGGAAGACATAGAATCCCCGTTTATTTGGAAAATGGCGAAAAAATAAAGATTAAATAAATCGCTAAGTTAGTTAACTTCTCTCAGTAGCGAAACACAACAGAAACAAGACCCGGCAAGGCTATGATTATCAACCTCAAATAGCCGGGTTACTTATAGGGCTATCACATGGCAAAACTTCAACACGAAGAATGGCCCACAGAAAAGTTGATTGACTACGCTCGGAATCCAAGAGACAACGACGGCGCAGTTGACCGGATGTGCGCAAACATACGCGAGTTTGGATTTCTTGTGCCTGTCGTGGCTAAATCAGACGGCTCTGTAGTTGATGGCCATTTAAGACTGAAAGCAGCGAGAAAACTCAATCTCGAAACTGTCCCGGTAGTTTTAGCTGATAATCTCACCGACATACAAATTAAAGCCTTTCGTTTGGCCGTGAATAAAGCATCAGAATGGGCTTTATGGAATGACGAACTCCTGACATTAGAGCTTGAAGAACTAGACGAAGCCGGTTTTGAATTGGACCTGCTCGGATTTGATGAAGATGAGCTTGACGAATTAATGCAGGATGACGAGCCCAACTCCGAAGGGTTGACCGATGAGGATTCAGTTCCTGAAGTGCCGGAGAAGCCTGTCAGTCAGTTAGGGGATATTTGGATTCTTGGCAATCACCGCTTGATGTGTGGCGACTCCACCGATGCTGGTAGCGTGGCTTTGCTTATGGATGGCATTAAGGTCGATATGGTATATTGCGATCCTCCTTATGGAATGCAACTAGAGGCCGATTATTCATCATATACCGGAAGCGGCAACAGTAAGCGGCATGGCTTGGATGCAAAAAAACACGACAATGTAAAAGGGGATCATTCGGATTTTTCCCCAAAACTAATAAAGACAATTTTTGAAAATTTCAGCGAGTGCAAAGAGATGTTTTTATGGGGAGGTGATTATTATGCAGAATTATTGCAAGGTAAAAATGAAGGATCTTGGGTTGTTTGGGACAAAACCGGGGGCCATGAGTCGTTAGTTAATGCGGGATTTTCAAGCAACTTTGAGCTATGCTGGAGCAAGGTAAAGCATAAAAGAGTCATTGCGCCAATCACATACAAAGGCGTTGCAGGAATGAAGAAAGAAGACGGTAAAAGGGTCCATCCAACACAAAAGCCAGTAGGGCTGGCAGAGTGGTTCTTTGACGAATGGGGCGGAAAAACAAAAACAGTAGTGGATTTATATCTAGGTTCTGGATCAACACTGTTAGCATGCGAGAAAACAAACCGTCACTGTTACGGGATGGAGTTAGACCCAAGATACTGCGATATTGTGATTTCAAGGTTTCAAGACTTCACCGGAACCAGCGCAACCCTTGAAGGCACAGACAAGAGATTCAGCACGATAGCCGAGGAACGCAATGGCAACACCTAAGAAGAAAAGAACCCGACCAAAATACAATTGGTCAAAGATCCGGGCCATGTGGGAGTCTGGGGATAGCTCTTTTGCGATTGCCGCAAAAAGAAACATGCCTTCTCACGTGGCTATTAATAAGCATGTGAAGGCAGAAGAGTGGACACGTAACTTAAACGAAGTAATTCAGAAAAAAGTTACAGAGAAAGTTACAGGCATAGTTACAGAGTCAGACAGCAAAGAAAGAGCGGATTTAATAGACAAGGAATCAACCAAGCGAGCCGCCATTGAATTACGCCACCGGGACGAGCCAGGCCATGTAAGGTCACTACTCTATAAAGGCATGAAAGCTCAAAAGGATGCTGTGAAGGTCGCTGAAAAAAGGTTGGCCCAGGAGGATTTAAAAGCGGCCAAATTGTCAATGGAGATCATGAAAGGCATTCAAGAGATGGAGCGCAAATCATACAGGCTTGACACGCCCTCTGATAACGGCGGCTCAAACACTCAAGGCGGCGACTTGTCAGACGATAAAGCCGACGCACTAATGGCAGTTCTTTCTCGGTAATGGTATGGCCTCCTGACTTTGTAGCGGAAGAAAAGCGGCGGGGCTACATTCGGCAGATCATTAAGTCAACCAAAAACCCGCGACAATACTGCTCAAAGATCTATTCCAATGATCCTGCCAGATTTATCAACGATTGGTCTATAACATACGACCCCCGCAATTCATCTCGAAAAGATGCCAACGGGCAAAAGCTCCCTCTAAAAATGCCATTCATGCTTTTTAAGCGACAAGTTGAATTGGTGGAGTTTTTAAGATCCTGTATTGAGGATGAAGAGTCCGGCCTGATTGAAAAAGCTCGAGACATGGGTGCAACCTGGGTCTGTTGCGCCTTTTCTGTTTGGCTCTGGCTTTACGGGAACGGCTCAGCTATCGGGTGGGGGTCCAGAAAACAAGAGCTTGTTGACCGGATCGGGGACCCAAAATCAATCTTTGACAAAATGCGGAAGATTATAGACGAACTCCCCTCCTATATTTTGCCAGTTGGATATGACCGGAAAAAGCACACCGGTTTTATGAAGATCGTAAACCAAGACAATGACGGGTCAATCACTGGAGAAGCAGGGGACAATATTGGAAGGGGTGGCAGAACCTCAATATATTTTTTAGATGAAGCCGCTCACCTTGAAAGGCCGGAACTGATAGAGGCTGCGCTTGGGGATAATACTGATGTCAAGATTGATATTTCATCAGTCAACGGTCCCGGCAATGTTTTCTACCGGGCCAGGCATAGCGGAGCGGTCCGGGTTTTCATTATGGATTGGTCTGACCATCCAGGGAAAACTCAGTCATGGTACGATAAGAGAAAAGAAAAAGCAGAGTCCATGGGATTGACCCATCTGTTTTCCCAGGAAATTGACCGGGACTACACCAGCGCAGTCGAGGGGGTATTGATTCCTGGCGCTTGGGTTGTTGCTTCGGTAGATGCGCATAAGAAGTTGGGCTTTGGTCCTGAAGGCTCAAAAATTGCCGGGTTTGATGTTATGGATCAGGGTGGCGATCTTAATTCGGTCGTGATCCTTCATGGTTCGGTGGTAGCCCATGTTAAATCATGGGGCGGATCGTTGAATACCGATCCAATGGACCACACAATAACCGCCATAGATGAGTGTGAGCCGTTCGGTGTCGAAGAAATAAGGTATGATTCAGTTGGTGTTGGAGCTGGGGCAAGGGCAGCAGCCAAGAGGGTTAAAACCAAAATCCGCATGATTGCATACACCGGGGCAGGAAAGGTATACAAGCCGGACAGGATCTACGCTCTAGGCAAAACAAACGGCAATATGTTTGCCAACGCCAAGGCTCAGGATTGGTGGAGATTGCGGGACAGATTTCTTGCCACATACAACGCCATTGTCAAAGGAAAAGAAGTAGATTATAGTGAACTGATTTCAATTCCATCCGATTTACCAAGGCGATTTGAACTTATGGCCCAATTATCACAGGTGACTAAAGATAAGACTACGGCGGGTAAGATTATCATTGATAAAACTCCTGATGGTGTGAAGTCTCCAGATGACGCAGACGCTCTAGTTATGGCAAACGCATTCCCAGGAAGGTCAAATAATAGGCTGGCAGGCTGGTAGATGGCTATGTTAGACGGTAGAGCAAGAATAATATGGGGTGAGCCAACCGACAACGAAAATATTTCAATTATTAAAAGAGCATGGGAAATATCAGATAAAGGGCAGCACAGTCATTTTTTCTCAAAAATAGTAAATAGATGCCATGAGAAGGCCGAGGCTGTAGTAAGGTTTTTCGATGGACTGGAAAGGGTTGACGGGATTTTCCTTAATTGCTGGCATTCATGGATTGCTTATGAATCCCCTGATTACATCCTTGATGTTGCGCCAAATAATATCGGCATAAACGAGTGGGCAACAAATATTGAGGCAGGTCATTATGTTGGATTGTTGTATCACAAAAAACCACTCATCTCTGAGATTGTTCTTTGTGAGGACGTTTTAATGTATTTAGATGTCTGCCTGCAAATAGCGGCAAGAGAGTATCAATAAGCCATGTAGTGCCGTTTTTTGACAGGCTCACCGGACGGCAACAAGAAGAGTAACCGATAAATGCCAACATCAAACCCAACTGGAACCATAGCCATTGAAAAAGCTTGGATGGCTGAGATAAGAAAGAGGTTCAACGCTTTAACCAGAGAGTACAGCAGGATTTTACGAGAAGTGTCTGGTATGCCTAATGCTGAACGCCGGGTTATGCTTAACAAGGCTTTTTTGTTTGATGAGCAGCAGGCATTAAGATTGGCGGCGGTTTTGAGTAGCCGGGTAACACAGCTAATCGTTGGCCCGCCACCAGACTGGCAAAGAAAGTATATTTTACAGAGCTATTTGGCAGGACTGCAAAGAACGACTGAATCTATAGCCAGACAAGGCGTTGATCTTGGCTTGATTGGGCAGATTGAGCTATCAAGGACAGATGAGCTATTGGCATTGACGGCAACCCCCAGCTTAGGATTAGGGGCAGCAGGAATAACGCTTGGCACAGCATCGACCCTGGCACCGATTCATCAATCAGCTTTGGAGTTTCTTTATACAAGGGCTTTTGACTCGCTCCAAAATATTGACGCTGACATGTCCCGGAGTCTCCAGCAGATATTGAATGAATCAGCATCTCAAGGGTGGGGCATAAGAAAAACAGCCAAGGAGATCAACACCACCATCAGGTTAGGACCGAACCAGCGAGGGGTTGCCGGGGAGAATAGAGCCTTCTTGATTGCCCGGACGGAAAACGCACAGGCATTTCAAAGAGCAGCGGCCAACAAGGTTGATGAGGTGAATGTTGGCCGAGGAAAAGACGAAGAGATCATGTTGAAATGGGTTGATGCTGGAGATTCTAAAGTTAGGACTTTACACGCCGGGTGGGATGGTGATATTATGGATAGTCAGGAGGCCCGACGCAGAATCGCTGTGAATCCATTTAATTGCAGATGTGCGTTGGTTCCGGTTGTTCCTGGTTTTGAGCCACTGAAAAAAAAGAGGGCTGCATGAGTAAAGAAATCTACATGATCAACAGCCGGTCAATTGGCAATGTTCGCACCGAGCCAATCAATGGCCGTGATCATTTAGTAGTTGAGATGATGCCTATTCGTGGCGATACCTCTATGCGCGGCGTGATGTATGATGATGCTGTCTTGACATCAAGCTTTACACAGCTAAATAATGCAATAGGCATTGCTGGACACCCCGCATTAGCGGAGATGCCAGCAACAAGACCTTCAACCGCTCAAAAGTATGGTTTCGGTGCTTTTTTACTGAATGCAAAAAAAACCGACAAGAGAGTTTTTGCTGATTTGGCTATCGACGTTTCAATTGCTGAATCGTCAAGCAAGGGTAAGGAGATCATGGCCCGGATGAGCAGCGGGGATGTGATCGAAGTATCGACCGGGGTTTATATTGACTCAGTAGCCATGAATGGTACTGATGATTTTGGCGAACCATATCAAAGAAAAGCAACGAGCATGAGGTTTGACCACGTTGCTATTTTGGATGCTGGAGTTGCAGCAGCAGGAAAACACGCAGGGACCGCCATGCTAAACGAGGCGGCATACACTAATGAAGGAATTTCAAAGGATGAACCAATGACCGAAACTGAGAAAGCGAAAATGGCCGAATTAGAGGCGCAAGTTGTCGCTCTCAATTCCGGTGTTGACGAAAAAATTAAACTGGCAAAAGCAGAAGGTCGGGCCGAAGCGGAGCAAGAGGCTAAAATCAAACTGAACGAAGCCGAGGCTGCTTTGAATGCCGAAGGGCTGAAAGAGTTCAAAGCCGCTGAGCCTGAGTTCAAAGAGTTTCAAAAAGCCAAGGCTGATGCGCATGCAAAAGCGGTAACTGGCGTTGTTGCTCTGAATTGTGGCTTAACAGAGGCCACAGCAAAGATTATGCCCGTTGTTGAGCTTGAGGCAATGCTAAACGCAGCCAAGACAACCGGCAAGCTTGGTTCTGCTCCAAAACCAAAATCTCACGCCACTCCACACGTAACCCTGGATTAAAGAGGTAATTATGTCTGAGAAAAAAGCTATACAATTAATTTCGGGGGAATCGGGCGCACCTGTTGTGCGTGAGATTGACGCCGGAGCGTCCGGGATTACTCCTGGTCATCTTTTAACAATCGGTGCATCATCTGCCGTGGTTCATGCCTCTTCAGGGGTTAAGACTCCCCCGGTGTTTGCGCTTGAAAATATGGTTGTCGCTGGCACTATTGACGATGCCTACACCAGCGGCGACACATTGAGCTATGGACGGTTCAGCAGCGGTCAAGAGGTTAATGCCTTGGTTGCTATCGGCACCGCAGCCATTGCTCTGAATGATTACGTTGCATCAAGTGGCGATGGAACTTTGGTTACAGTAACGCCAGCCGCAGCCGCAGCAGTTACCATTGTTGGTGAGGCGGACGCAAATGGTACTTTATTGTTTACCGCCAACGATGCCGGATCTGATGGCAATGATCTTGAAATTGTCTTGAATGATGCCGCTATCCTGACTGCTGTTGCAGCATCCGTTACGGTAACGGGTGAGGCTGATGTGGACGGCTCTGTTTTATTCACCGCCAATGATGCAGGCACCGACGGTAACGATATTGAAATTGTCCTGGTTGATGCAGGTACAGGCGGCATCGTGGTTGATGGATTGACCATCACTATCACCCCAGACACCGGAACGAATACAGCGACCGGTGTTGTTGCCCTTGTCGCTGGCAGTGTTGCTGCTTCAAATCTGATAACGGCCACTTTGCCAGGAACCGGAGCAACTGAGCCAGGGACAAGCGCAAGCTCGCCATTAGTCGGCGGCTTGGAAGCGGTTGAGGGTGTGGTGGTTGACGGACTGACTATAACAATCACACCAGCTACCGGCTCAAATACGGCAACAGATGTGATTGCTCAAGTAGCGGCAAGCGTGGCGGCATCCAACCTGATTACCGCAACCGCTCCAGGCACAGGAGCGACGGAGCCGGGAACGAGTGCAAGCTCTCCTTTGGTAGATGGCACTGATTTGGGTTCAGGCGTGATTGGCGTTGCGCTTGAGGCTGTTGACAATTCTGCTGGTTCGGCTCTTGCCCGGATCGCAATTAGCATAGATTAAGGGGTTTTACCATGGGAAAGGTTAATTTTTCAACAGCATCCCGCCGCCATTATTGGGAGCAATTCCAGGCAAACCGGGCAATTAACATCACTCAAGGCGGGATCAAGCTTCCCCCTGGGTTGGTCGTGGTTGAGAAGGATAAAGCAAATGTTGCATTCAACTCCATGGAGGATTTTCAAGCATCCTCTATTGAACTGAATGCTGACCGCACGTTGCGTTATGATGATCATATTGCCATTCGTGACAAGATTATCGAAATCCGCAAATCAAATCTGTTCGCGGCTGATGATCTGGTGTCGGCTGGCTTGTCGGTCCCTCATGAGATGGGCAATCAATACGCACAGATCGAAAACATGTCAGATCTGAATGACGATGCGGTTACCGAGATGAACCCCAAAACAACCGACAATGACGGGCTGGTTTTTGATCAGACCATTATGCCGGTTCCTGTGACTCACAAAACAGCAATCATCGGCTGGAGACAGCAGGGCTTTGCCTACTTGCGTGACAAACTGGTAACGAGCTTGGTGGATCGGGTATCCCGTAAACTTGAGTCGAATATCTTTAACGGCTCTGGCATTACCGTTACCGATAAAGGCTTGACCGGCATCACTTATGGCTATCTCACCCTGCCAAATCGCTCTACCGGTACAATCTCCGACTGGACCAATTCGGCCAACGTCGATTCAATTATTCCCGAGTTCCGGGAAGAGTTGGGCGAGATGTGGTCCGAGCAGTTCATAGAAGCTACCGGAACCATCCAGGTTTATGTATCACGGGCATTGTATGCCGTATTGATGCAGCAGACCTATACCGATGGCAATGTGACAGCAAACATCCTTGCCACAATGGAAGCAGAGGCAATGGTTCGCGGTGTTCGTCCTTCTGACCAGCTGACTGGTTCTGCGGTTATCATGGTAGAAATGGCAGCCCGGAGCGTTGAGCTTTACAACGGCGGCGACATCACGGTCTTTCCTTGGATGGAAAGCCAAAGCCCGTTTGCCGATTTTAACCTGACTGGTTTTGCAGCGCAGCAAATGCATCTGCAAGAAGACCGGAACGGAACAACCGGTGTTCGTCACTTGACGGTATAAGGGGGATGTTATGGCACAACCAAGTAAAGCAAAAATGATCAAGGTCCACGTTGACCGGGATATTAAGCTAGACAAAAAACCACATGTTCGTGGTGATGTGGTCGAAGTGTCTGAGGTTCGTCTGGCGAATTTGACCAACAAAGTAACCCGGCTGGATGACTATCTTAGAAAGCACCCTTTCGCAGCCAAGCTGTATGAGGCGGCGCAAAAGCCAGCACCAAAAGTTCCTGGTAAATAATGCCAAGGACAAACGACACGCTGGTTAGAGCGATAATCACAACCACGGTAGCCGATACTGCACCATATATCAGTGCGGCAAATATCGTGGTTGACGCTCTTTCCAGTTCGTCGTGTGGGTCCGGGCTGGTTGACGATACGCTGACCAAGATTGAAACCTGGCTATCTGCCCACATAATATCAACATCGGGTGTGCAGACTGAGCAGCAGATCAAGAGCGAAAAATTTGAAGGGGCCAGTAAAACATTTAATAGCCAAATGACGGGCCATGGCGTAATGGGTTCGTCATACGGGCAAACAGCAAACCTTTTGTCAGGTGGATGTTTGGCAAAAATGGATTTAAAGAAATCCTCGGTGGTGTTCTTTTGAGTGCCACAAATTTACCAGAGGTTGCCACGTACTGGATTGCTGACAGCGTAGGCGGTGCGGGCGCAAAGACATTTGCAGTAGGGGTCACGACAGCAGCAAGACATAAAGACGCAACGATCGAACTATCAGAACGTCCAGGCAAGCAGGATGTTTCAAAGCGGGTTTACTACACGAAGGTAGTTTTATCGGTTGGAGATTATATTGCATTGGGGGATTTTTCGGGAGATGCTGACCCGTCAACTGATGCGAAAGAGGTTTTGCAAATCCGGCATAACCCGACCATGAGCGATCTGGTAAAGATCTTTGTATAATGGCGAACACAACCGGAAAAGAAGCGCGGGAGATGTTAGAGAAAGCACTGAAAGGGGTTCGGGTTAGCGAGTTAAAAGCCTTGGAGGAGTCGGCTATGGCTATCCAGGCAGAATCCATGCAACGCACACCGATTGAATTTGGGTCATTACGCCGGAGTGCGTTTACCGATTCAGGGTGGACACGTAGCGGGGCGCAAGCGGTGGCTGGTTACACTGCTAAATATGCAGCTTGGGTTCATGAGATGGTAAAAGAGTCTCTCAGAGGAATAAAGAGAACCGGGAAAAAAGCGATCGGCAGATATTGGGACGGCGGCCGGTCAAAATTTTTGGAGTCTGCTGGCGATGATCTGAAACCGCAAATTCTAAGATTTATCAAAAAAAGGCTAAAGCGTTGAGTAATCTTATTTCTCAGGACATAGCCCGATATTTAGCTGATAACGGATTCGGAACGCTCGACACTGATATAAACCGTGTAGTTTGGAATGACAGAGAAAGTAAGCAGTTGCTGATTACTGATACCGGCGGGTCTGGATCGGATTTGCCAGAACTGTATGCAAGCCTAAAGTTCCAAATTCTGTCAAGAGGCGAAAAACACAAAGCGGCAGATTTGCCAGGAATCGCATTAAACGCAGTACATGATTTTTTGGCAAAAGCAGGGCCAGTAACAATAAATGGGTGTGCTTATGGCGGTTTTTTCCCTATAGCCCCACCCTTTGCGTTGGGACCGGACGAAAACGACAGATACATTTATACATGCAATTTCTCAACAAATAGGGGTTTATAATGACTTGCGAACAAACTACAATACCGGGATTGTCTCAAGTCCTTTTAGTTCGGAATGATGACAACACCGACTGGCTTATTCAAGGGGGTATGACTGATTCAGATGTTGGGTCGGAACATAACCTGTCGGACATCACGTCTCTTTCAACGATTGGAGATTACATCGAGCAGGCATCGACCGGGTTTAAAACGCTATCAATCAGCATAAATGGCGTAGTAGACCTAAGAGAGGGCCAGCTCCATAAGGCGTCAGGGTATGTTATTGCGGCAGCGACGAAGCTGTCAGAAATAAACGAAACAAAGAGTGGTTGCCATGCGTTTAAGCTGTTAAATCTGGTAACTGGAAAATCAAGGGCTGGCAATTTCACTGTGTCGGCTTATAATGAAACAGGTAGTTCTACTGAGGTAATGAAATTCTCAGCCACACTCACACTAAGAAGCGACTTTGAATCGAATTAAGGAGTATAATTGATGGCACTTTTGACCGTAGTAAATATTGATAATGATGGTGTTGACCCTGCAACGGGTTTGGTGGCAGCGGCGGCTGGTGGCGACACTTTCCGTCGGGCTGGTGGCATGTTTGTGATGGCTCGGAATACCGACTCCTCCACAGC